CATTTTCTGATGAATGTGCGTCCGGCAGGAGGTGAATAACTCCATGAATTAAACTAGGTATGGATCTCGGTGGTGAAGGTGTTAGCGTGTATGCGGAGGCAAAATCAGAGTATACAACTCAGCTTTGCCAGTACCTTGTGCCATCGATTCAGCAGTATTTTTTGGACCTACTTGAAGAGGCTAAGCAGAAGGAGTTGGAGCCTAGACGTGTTCTAGTCATGTTTCAGACGCTGCTTGAGGGCATCTCAGACTGGAATGTGGACAAGGTGCAGCGCGAGACGAGTCAGATTGCAGCAAAATCGAGATGTGATTATTTGGAGGAGCTGATGACGGCGGTATTTATTGCGCACACAAAGGTCTTGTCTGCGATTCGCCTTACGACGAAACAGAAGAAGCTGCAGATTACTATCCCGAAGCTGGAGCATTTTCTTCATCGGACGCTGACGGAGTGTGCGCGGCTTCTATGGAGCAATACGTATCTGTTTTCTTCCTCTTCGCCCACGATTGAGCGTCAGAAGAATCTTCGGCTGATTGAAAATATGCTGCACGAGGGTGTGCTCCAGGGTATCCGGGGCATGCTTCCTGTCAAGAACATTCTGCGCGAGTATCTGAAGGAAGATGCAGAAGACGATGCGGAAGATGCTCCGGAGGCCGAGGAAAAGGCTGAGGCTGGGGAGGAGGCCGCGGAGGAAAAGAAGGATGCTGAGGAGGCTCCCAAGATTGTTCCTCCGGAGAATGCGGCGGAGAATGCGGCAGAGGATAAGGCAGAGTTTACAGGAAATGACACGGCGCTTGGAACGCCTGTTGCGCCCCCGGAGTCGGCAGAAGCTGAGACGATACAGATATTGGACGAACCTCCGGAGGCCATGGACTTCTTTGAAGATGTAGAGAATGCGGATTCGATTCTTACAATGGATTTCGAGGAAATCAAATAAGAACGCGTACACCCCCTTATTTTTTTTCCTTTATAGCGCCCAGAATGTCAACACACCTCTTAGTCCCTGGCATGGTGTTAGGAGGCGTAGTTATTTCGAGCCTTGGTGCGGGAACAACCTATTATTTGGAGGAGAAGGAGCTGTCAATAAAAACTATTTCTCGCGATTTCATCATCGGGGCTATCATGATGATGATGATACTGCAACTTCTTCCGGAGTCGTCCGAGTACATGATTAGTGTTATTATGAGTCTGGCGCCTCTGTCACTCTTTACGAGGGCAGCGGCGGGCGGCGGGGAGCCTGAGATGGAGGTGAAGGTTGGGGTTCCAAACTTTTAAATGGTTCTAGCAAACACGTGCGGCAGATGCCGCTTCGTATAGACCAAGAGACCGCTCGCACGCTTGGGCCCGTTGTAATATGCAATATAACTACGGACCGAATCGCCAATCTGACACTCGGGTGGCATGGCCAAGGGAGGGTCCCGCACCCAAACGCGCACTTTTAGGGCAGGCGGAGGATTTGCCTGCAGCCACAGAAGGTGCGCATGACAGGCATGAATAGTCTTAGGCGAGAACCTATACATATGTTCTCGCACAAGCTCAAAGGCCAAGGACAGCAGCCACTTGTAGTGGGCCAGGCTTTGCCGCACCCACTTCGTGCAGGGGTGATTTTTCGCATGGGATTTGTAGCCCCGACGACCAGTTGTTGCGCAGATTGGTGCGCCCGACTCAATCGCGGCCGTACCCCCATTCTCATGATTCGCCGTATAGAGCATCTGGGTCGATTCCAGAATCATCTTCACCACATGCTTGTCGCAGTGCCACCGAGCACAACGACGCGTCTTGCGGCTAAGAAAGAAGATGTTCATTCTGGGAGGGTGCCGGGCTTTAGGCCCGGCCGGGGCCTCAATTTTATAAGGCAAACTGTTCAACAAAACAGCGACCACTTCTTCACATCTGCCACATCCGAAGGATTCACCTGGAAGCGGTCAAAGGCCGGCTTGGAGAACTGGTGGGAAGGAACCGCCCCGTGCACCTTTGCCGCAATATGCTTGTACAGATCGAAATCGGGGAATCTCTCGTCACCAGAAGGCTCGATGAGAACATTGCGGCCATTGTCATCCAGCATCCAGCTCCATAGAACATTGTACAGGGCCGAGACAGACTCTTTCACTTCGAGACCCTCCTCGGAACTGAGAAGCGCCCCGCCCTCCTTGGACTCGGGGGCCTCCGGGTAGAGCGCATCAAACAGACTTACGGCGAGGCGAGACAAATCGAACGACGGGTTCGGCGCCACCTCCACCGGCGGGCGCGGGTGCAGAGGCTTGAAGCAATACTGGCCGTCCGCATCATTCCCCGCCTTGAAATCGTCGCTGAAAAAGAGCTGGTCATTTATATTGAAGATTGCACGGCCAAAGTCGATAATACGGAACAGCTTTCCGTAGGTCGGGACCTTGAAGACTTCGCCACTCTGCTTGGTGTAGTACAGGAACTCCTCGTTCGTAGTAATCCAAACAATGTTGTTCGTGTGGAGGTCATTGTGGGTGAAGCCCAGGATAGTCTGGGCCACGCTGAGGGCGGCCAAGACCTGGAACACCCACGCCGACCAGCGTAGCTCCCATTCATCTGTTCCCGGCGATGCGCCCACCAGCGAATAGTCGTCCAAAAGGGCGTCCATCGTCCCCTCGTTGCGCTCAAGGCCAATCAGCATGACCGGGAATTTGGAAATCTCGGAGTAAATGCCGTACTTATCTTCGATATAGGAGTCCTCGTCGGATTCCTCCTCCGGCTCGGCACGCTCGTCATCCTTCTCCGTAAAGGAGAGGTCAGACAGCTTGTCGGAGTGCAGAGACGCCTCGCCGTCGTCAATGGGGCCAACTTCAATCTCCTCTTCATCACAAGAGTCAAAATCGGAGTCCAGCTCGGAAGGCTCGCGAAGAATGTCGTCCAGGATGTTTTGGGGAACGGCCTCTCCAGGATTCTTCGAATCCGCCACATGCAGCTTATAGAGACCACGGTTCTGCCCATGCCAGAACCAGCGAGTGTTCCGGAAACTCTGGAACTCCTCCGTCAGATTGTAGCGGTAGATGTCGGCAGTGGCACAGAATGCGCCGTAGAACTCGTTGAAATGGGGGGATAGGCCCGCTTCACGGATACGGCCAAGTGCATAGGAGGCGACGGACTCCACGTAGGCCTGGTTCGTCTGATCCTGCAGCTTCGTAGAGGCGGATGCCCACGTCTTCGAGTGCCCCGGAAGGCCGGCATGCTGGGGAATACTGTACTCGCCCTTCATCCAGCGGATAGGGTCAAGAAGGTGAGTGACCTTCATAAAGGCCGGGCGCTTGAATCCGGAGATATCTTCCTCCGAAGAATCCTTGTTCTCCACGAGCTCTACCTCGCAGGCACCAGATGTTCCCGAAATGTCGAGGGCCACGATTCTGTGCTTGGAATCTAGCCAAATGTTCTTGGACTGGTGCTTGGTAATCCGAAACAGCTTTCCGAGAGTCGGGAAGTAAGTCTGTAGCCCTGAGAACCCACGAACCTTGCCCAGGCGGCTTGATAACTTTGCCGTACGAAAGCGAGGTGCAGGGATAGCAATACCCCGGAGCCTAGTATCCATTCTTACTGAAACCTGTAAATGATGTATGATTGTAAAACGCAATCGTGTGCCGTATAAATGAAAGATGAAAAAAGATTCTATATATACAGACTACCATGGCAGCAGCAGTGAATGTATCATTGAAGAAATTCGACATGAAAAGGATTCCACAGGATGCCGTGGTGATTTTTATTGGGCGTCGCCGCACGGGCAAATCCACCCTCGTGCGCGACCTGCTGTTCCACCATCAGGAGATGCCCCTCGGCACCGTTATTAGCGGCACAGAGGAGTCAAACTCCTTCTATGGAAAGATGATTCCCCCGCTATTTATTCACGGCGAGTACTCGCCCATTGTCTTGGCGAACTTCGTGAAGCGGCAGAAGATGATTATGGCCCGGATTCAGCGTGATCTGCAGGGAGGGGCCAAATCTCGCCTGGATCCCCGTTCCTTTATGATTCTCGATGACTGTATGTACGATGACAGCTGGACCCACGACAAGAATATTCGCTATCTCTTTATGAACGGCCGTTGGCTGAAGGTGTTTTTCATTATTACTATGCAGTACCCGCTGGGTATTCAGCCAGCACTCCGGACGAACGTGGATTTCGTCTTTATTCTGAGAGAGCCGTACACGACAAACAGAAAGCGTATCTATGAAAACTATGCTTCTGCTTTTCCGTCTCTTGAATTTTTCTGCCAGATTATGGACCAGTGTACGCAGAACTACGAGTGCCTGGTGATTGATAATACGAGTCAGTCAGCGAAGCTGGAGGACTGTATTTTCTGGTACAAGGCGGATATTCACGGCGATTTCCGTATTGGTGCCCCGGAGTTCTGGCAGCACTCTGCGAACTACTACAGAGATAAGGAGGAGGAGGATGCGAACCAGTATGACCCGAGCAACGCACAGAAGCTGAAGGGGCCGAAGATTGCAGTGAATAAGAAGTTTTAAACGTCCGTATATGATAGGAAATGGCGACAGAACTATATGCAGTGCTTACACTGGGATGTATCGCCGTGGGCTTGCTCGTGGCTGATAGAATCTATAGAATCAATCCATATTTGCAGAAGGAGGGATTCACTTCGGGCGGAGGCTACAGACGCTGCGGGGCTGGCCATGCGCCGTGCGATTTTGGCACACGCTGCATGAACGGCATTTGCAGGGGCACGGAACTGAGTCAGCTGCATGATAGAAATCCTCTCCCGGTTCTGCCGGTTGGACCCAGTATTCTGAGCGGCCCTGAGCCGCCTGCGTCTACTTTACCCTCTGCGTGGGGTATTGCACTTCCCCAGTGAAATATCATTTCATATGGTAGAATGAGAGGTCGCGGTGGATACGGATTAGTAGGCCTTGTACTTGTACTCGTTATGGCTGTAACAGTCCTGCCCTGGATTCGTCGCATGTTTGCGCCCAGATTCCCCGAGGGCTTCCAGGCGATGGCCTCTGCGGTTGGAATGGACACGCTCCGTTCTGATTGCAAGGGCGTGCTGTGCAAGGAGGGCGAGTTCTGTCAGCAAAATGTATGCCGCCCGTGGTACCCTACGGAGTCCATTGACTACTTTCCCAGTAAGTAAGCTTGCCTAGCCAAATACCATTCGATACCTTACAAATCTTGTCAGGTATTGAATTGTTTGCACATCTAGATTTTTACTGGGGCGCGCCGGAGAGGTCAGCCTTAGCGGCAGCGGCAGCAGCTGCCGCCTCCATCTTGCGTGCCATAACCAGGTCAGCCGGGCCCTCGCTGCCAAACATGCTCGTGAAATTCTCCGTCTCGCCACCCTCGCCGGACTCAATGGTTGTAACAGAGCTCTTCGGCTTCGCGCCAACACGGCGCTCGCGCTGAAAGAGCTCGCGGCTCTCCTCGTTCTCCTTGTACTTCTTCATGAGCGTATTGAGCTGGTCCTCCGCGTACTCCTGCTCGGCCACATCCGACGGCTCGGGATCCCAGGGCAGCCACTTGCCAACCTCCCCGACAAAGATGTTGTGCAGGGTGTCCTGGCGCTGGAGCTTCTTCGAACGGGCCACGGCCTCGCTCTGGGAGGCATAGACGCCGCGCACCTTGAGTCCCCGAACAGTCGTCCGGAACTCATTCTTCGCGTAAAACTCATCCTCGAGCTTCGCCTTCGTTGCGTAGAGATAGTCATCGTACTGCTCCTTGAGCTTCGACTCCTTCAGCTCCTTCTGGTTCCCCTTCACAAACTCGTGGAAGGAATCCATGGTTGTATCAACCCGAATCTTAGCCTTACGGCAGACGTCCGCCGCGCCGCTGAGATCCTTCGCATCGAGGGCATCCGCCTCTGCATCCAGCTTCGCGTTAATCGTAGACATCGTATCCATCAAATACTTCTCCAGACTATTCGTCCGGATCTGGAACTCGTAGGTGGACAGAAACTTCTCGAACATGAAAAGGCTCTTGTCCTTGAGAACCTTCTCCGGACTTAGGAAACTCAGAAGGCAATACTTCTGCCCGGTAATCTCTGCATCCTCCTCAAGAAAGTCCTCGCGCTCAGTTGCCATTTCTGGTATAGGATACCACAACCTCTTTAGATAGAAATACGCGGCGAAAGAAAAAATCCTCTATGAATATAGAACCTATGAACCCCACTTCTGAAGTACTTAACCGTGTGATAAAGTACCTCGTGGAGGGCCTTTTCGTTGCGATGGCTGCGCTCTTTATTCCCCGTCACCGCCTGCCGATGGATGAGATTCTGACGCTGGGCGTGGTTGCCGCGGCCATCTTTGCCATTCTGGATGTCGTGTCGCCGAGTATCGGCGCTACGGCACGCCAGGGTGCGGGCTTCGGTATTGGCGCTAACTTAGTAGGATTCCCTGGTGCAAGGCTCTAAAGAGCCTTGATTCAGGAATCTTACTAAGATAGTGTCAATACGGTACATTCTTGCTGCGCAAGAATCGGTATTCGTGCAAATCTGGTAGGATTCCCTGGCGCGCGCCTCTAAGCTTGCGGATAAAGTTCCTTGGCACCCGATTTAGCCATTTAGTTATTTTCAACTCGTGATATATAAATATCATAAAGTTGAACAATCAAACAGACCGAATGAACTGCCACGCCAGGTCTTCACATATCTTCTCCCAAATCTTATCCTGGATATAGAGCTTATCACGATTTTTTAGCAGCGGAAACGATGGTAGATACTCATCCAAGTCGAGCAGCTCACAGAATTTGTACAAGACATACGAATATGAAAGAAAGTTGCTACGGTCCTTCGGGCAGTTCTTCTGGAACGACGGCTGAATCTCCTTGAACATGTATCGCAACTTCTCCTCGATTTCTCGGCTCATTACTGGCGCATTTTGCCCATTGAGCCGATTAATAATATGCGGAACGTGCTCGTAATACTTATTGAATTTCAGCTTCTTGAGAATCTCTCGCACCTTCTGACGCGCCAGAGTCCGATAGTCGAGAATGCGCTCCTTCTTAAGCTCTGCACAGATGGCCTCATAGACTTCCTGGGGAATCTCTGTGCTCTCCTTGGCCTGAAACTGCGCGAGCCATTCATTGAAATGGTTAATACGCTTATAGGCATAGTAGCTCACCTCGCGCGGCGGATCCTTGTAGCTCGGCTTATCAGAATCGACGAGAATAAACTGCTGATAGCCGCAATCCGTACAGGTAAAAATCGCCTCATTGGCGCTGAATATCATCTCCTTTTCGCACTCGGGGCACTCACCATAGGAATCCGTTTCCTGCACACCACTGCCGCGCGCATGCTCAGGATGCACCTTCTGCAGATACTGCTCAAGAAGCTTATCGCGCCGAAGAAGTTCTCCCTGCGGCGGTGCACTCACCACCGTCGTTTCAAAAGGCGACTCGGTCGCAGCCGCCGACTCTAGGGCAGCGAGCACGGACCCCTGCTTCGCCTTCGTCACCCGCTTCACCGCAGGCTCATCCCCTCGCTGTATTCTCTCCTGGACTTCATAGTATTTGTATAAAATGTCCCCTGTGTCGAGAAAATATTCGAACATCTCCGATTTTCCTGAATACTTCTCAATGTCCTTTTGAAGCTCCATCCGCTGCTTGACGAGCTGTTCGTAGCGCACCTCATCCTTCACGTTCGGCAGTTCCAACTCGATTCGCCGCAGTTCTTCCTTGCTATTGGTCATTTCCGTTTCACTATTTAAGATTCCCTGCAAATGAACCTGGTGAAGGCAATCGAGCGTGGTCCTGGCCTCGGGATTACTACGCTTCGTCGGACGTATTTTGAAGAACGCATCCTTTGATAACATCATCCTTTTAATTGGTTAGAGCCATTGTTTAGGCTTTCTCAAACCTTCGTCTTAGTTGTCAAAAAAAGATCTCCCCGGCACGAGATGCCCAACAGGGGTCGGCGCCCATGAATGCCCCCGGCTGGGTCCGTATTTCCAGAAAAAATCTGGAAAATCCCAGGTTCCCAGAAATTATTTCTGAAGAAGGGGTATAACAAATGACGGGTGGTGGTCTCATGCAGCTTGTTGCCTATGGCGCGCAGGATGTTTACCTCACGGGTAATCCCCAGATTACCTTCTTCAAGGTGGTGTACCGCCGCCACACGAACTTCGCCATGGAGTCCATTGAGAACCCCTTCAACGGCTCTCCTGGCTTCGGCAAGCGTGTGACGTGCACGATCCAGCGTAACGGCGATCTGATCCACCGCATGTACCTCCAGGC